TTTTCAAAAATTCTGATATAGAACCATGACTACCTCTGCGGTACATGATTCTCACTCTTTGAGGAAAGGCGAGCGCAGTCGATGGACGCGCCGTACACTTTCCCTTAGCGTGCTCGGTCCCGCCTGGCGAAAGATGGGTGGGACCGGTGCGCTAAGAGGTACGCGCCAGCGGGGCTCCATGTGGGTCCCGGTCACCGTAGTTGCGGAAGCGGTGAAGCTCTCTAGGAGAGCGCATTATTCCGCTCCATCCTGCGCCAACAGGGTGGACGTCCGAGCAGGAAATGGACGTAAAATAATTGCTGCCGTGGTGGCACCCGCTACCAAAGGTGCGAAAAAGGCTCCGCTTCGGCCGAGCTTAGTATCCCCTAAGGTAGTGCCATCGTCACGGGGGGTATCCCGCCCCAGCGGACGCAAAGGTGCCTACTCCCACAGCTCCGGGACAATAGATAATAGGAGCTACAAGCAAGCACTAGTGGGAAATGCTAGTGTTAAGGAAACTGCTGCAAAGCCAGCAGGCGAATTTGTTGCTGCCAAGAAGGTAGCAAGGAAGGCTGCAACCTCCCTCCCGCAGAAATTGAAAACCGGGAACAAATTTTCGCCTCTTGTTGGCTTTGCCCGCGCCGAGTGCTCGCGTGGTTTTAACACGACTACGCCCGTCAAAAGGACTTACCCGGAAGAGGTAGTCCAGACTGGAGTGAAGTACGTGAGTACTCGGGCAGGACACCAGAGAGGCTGTTACAATGCGGCCAGCTACCTTGTCGAATTCGACAGGGCGTGCTGTAACCAGGTTGTTGAACAGCCTATTTTCGAGAAGCGCACAGTGGAGCGCATGGTGGTGGATGTAGAGGGCGAAACCCCCCGCGCTGAAATGCTCAAGAGCATCCCACCACGTGCCACGTCCACAACTCTGGTGCCTGTTGGCGTTGAAAGCCTGAACTGGGGTAATGCCCCAGAGATGGCTCCTGCGACGGCGAAGCGTCCCCCCTGGTTTGGCCAGAGGGGCACTACGCTCAAGCGGGATAAGATGACTCGACGCGAGTTGAGTCGTCTTCTTTCGGCGCTGCGCCTCGCCCGCACGACTGTTAATCGTTCGTGCTCATTGGGTGAAGCATTTGTATGGGCCTGGACAACTCTAGGCTTTAGTGGTGCAGCACCCATTCCTTCTTTGAAGGGGTGGGAAATCGACCGGCCCTCACCGGATGATACAGCTGCCCCACTACATACATATGTGTAGCCACAGTGCGGGTGAGTAGTGGTTTTTCCCCTTGTCTTCGCTTGGCGAGTGAGCCGTGGCGTAGCAAATGCGCTGTAGTAATACAGTGGCAAGGGTTGTTTTTCCTTGTGCAAAGGTAAATGGCAATGGTGGATCAGTTTTTTTGATCAGTCTGTTGGTGTTATATAACCTGACAGAATTAGTTTTCCATCATAAACC